AAACAGGCCGCACTCAGAGCCTTCAACTAGGTCGGTGATGTCTTCATGCAAGGTTTCGGCGGGGGTGATGATTTCAGACATGGGGCAGGTCCTTGGGTGGTCACGGCTTAGCTTACCTGCTCTTGCTCCCGGCGTCTACGCTTCCTGGATCGAGCAACCCGGTCCGCTCGATCGGCACGCCCCGCTTCGGTGTGCAGTCGCCAGCATTCCCAGCAGTGATCACCGTGGGTGCCGGTGTGCTGGCGGGGGCAGCAGTCGCAGGGGCGTAGTTCTGCGGGGGGCAGCAGACCGGCCTGACGGTCGCGGTAGCGGCGCTGGCGTTCGGCTCCGGTGGGGTCAGGCATCAATCGTCGCCGCCTTCTGGAGCTGCTTCTAACGCTTCAAGCAATGCTTCCATGTCAAGCAGGAATCGCTCTGCTTCACAACGAATGGCAGAAGCTGCGGTTCCTTCGGGCGTTAAATCCTGGAGAAATTCGCTAATGATAAAAACGACCTCGCCACGGGGCTTCCCGCTGGTGTGTTTCAAAAGCGCAGCTTGGCTGCCAGCCCTTTTCTCAAGCTGCTCATACACTATCTCTGTGTACATGCGGCGAGCGTCAGCAAAACTAGGATCCATGGCCGGGGAAGTTGAAGTGTTCATGGCGGGAAAGCGAAGGTGGATGTGTTGCCGGGAAGCCCCGGCGGGCTAGGGCGAGCTTGCAAGGTGGTTTAATCGGCGCATTTTGACCGGCTTGACGCCTGTCGGTTGGTGCTGTAAGCCTATGAAAGCGGCCAGCACCGGCCAGTCGCAGCTCCCAAGCTGCGAAAAATGTTCTAATGGTCGCGCTGATGTAATTGCTCTCAACCCTAAATAAAGATCGACAGAATCATAGTTGCCGCTGGCAAACATATATGCCGCCCAATGGGTGTGGATCATTTTTGCGTATTTCTTTGTGGCTAGCTGGCCACTGCCCCGAAGGGCTACGGCAGCGTTGGCAGCTTGAACGATTTTGCCAAGGGTAGTCACTTGCATGGTGGTAGTGGTCATGGCTGAATGATGGTGGATAGCAGCTGAGCGCTGCAGGCTGGCCGAGGGGTCAGGGCCAGCGGGCAGGGGTCAGGGTTTGGGGGTCAAGCGGTCATCATGTCCCAACCGTTGTCTTTGACCGAAGCGGAGGAGATATACCAGCCGTGAAAATTGGCTGATTCGCTGCCGTCGCGCCAAGGGCGGGCCTTCGAGCGGGCCGGAGTGTAGGCGTGCGGCATGGTTGCGTGTTCAAACCAGACGCACTTCTCTGTGCGCTTAACGCAGGTAACAGGAAAGGAGCTGTGAGCGCAGCTCAGCGATCCGTAATAGGTTTGACCGACTTGAAAAGGAGCAGCGGTGGCGGTTGTCATGACTGGCTGATTGCGGTAGTGGTGGCTCGGGGTCCCCCTTGCCTGTCTTTATATGGTAGCCGGTCCGTTACGAGATGGCGAGGAGATGGTGGACCGGTTCACAGATTGTCGCAATCAGTCAGATGCGGAACCCGACCCGCGCTTCGGACTCCTGCTGCCAGCGCTCCAGATCGTAGCTGCGTCGGCTTGCAGCATCCCTCTCCCAGTACTGCGATGCCTCCATGTCGTCGGCTGCGGTGACGCCGTGGGCCAAGCTGGTTACTTCGTGGGCGGGAACGATGACTAGGTGATTCATTGCCAGGGTGCTGGGTTGTTGGATGGTTGAAGAGCGGACAACAGGGGCCTGAAGGTGGACCCCTGCGTTGGTGTTAGCCCCAGATTTTCTTGTGAGCGTCTGCAGGCTTGCGGAACGCCTTGGCTCCTGCGGGCTTCTCGAACTGAATTGTTGTGCCTGCCGTTGCGGGGATAGGACCAAGGTTCAGGGTTGAGATTGTGTAGCCGTTGCGAAGTGGGCCGTTGATGTACCAGGTATTGGCGATGTGCAGCAGGCCACGGGCTTCGGTCTGGGTGCCATCCTCGCGGGTGATGAGGATGTGATCAATTTCTTCCCCGCGAAACTGCGTCCAGAACTGGCCGGCGGCGGCGAAGTCGGAAACGGTCAGGGTGGTGGTCATGGCTGGCAGTCGGTGGCGGTGGTGGTGGTGGTTGGTTGCCCCCGGACTACTGGGGGCGGTTCGGCTCGGTTTAACGCCTGTAGCCGGCTGGCGATCGGTGGATCTCTCCCCCGGTCTTCATATAGTAGCCGGTGCGTTACGCAACACGCGGGGGAAGGGGTGACAGTTCACAGATTGTCGCAATCTGGGCCGGGCATGAAAAAGCCCCGTGTGACCGGGGCGGTGCTTGCCGATCACTGCAGTTGATCGCGGTGTAGCGGTTCCTCACACCCCTTACGCGGAACTGTCACCTCCCGCACTTGCTCGGACTGCCGATCCCAGACCTTGAATTTGGCGCTGGTGGTGCCGTGGCCCCAGAATTCGGGAGTGCGGCTCAGCCAGATCAACAGCTCAATACTGTTGGCCCAGGCAGTGGCGCCGATCGACTCCAGTTGCTCAATCGTGCGGCAAAGCTCAACGCCAGCAGCGCTGCGAACCGTGAAGCCCGCAATTCTGCCGCCGACTTCATCGGCATACACCAGCTTGGTATCGGTGGTGGTCATGTTCAGCGCAGCCTCTGGGCTGCCGAGCGGGGCCGCCCCCTGTCGTCATATTGTAGCCGGTCCGTTACGGCTCAGCAGTAACCAGCCCGCACACTTCGCAATCCGTCACAATCCCTCAGCCCTCATCCTCGCCCGGTAGCTCCTCATCCAGTGGCGTGATCGTGTCGTCCCGCTCCGGCGTCGGCGCCCCCAGCATCGGCCGCTCCCGGTTGATCCGCTCCATCTCATCGGCCACGCTGGTTGTTGACCGGTTGAACCCACCACGAATCAGCTCCGCAACGCCGCTCTCCTGGCTGATCAGCTCAACACCACCAGCAAGCCGCTGCAATGCGTCTGCTCGTTGCGCATCCACCGGGGGGGCGAAGGCGTTTTCGTCCATGGTCAGGCCGGCGCCTACTGCCAGCTTTTCGCCGGTGTAGAGGCACCAGATCACAAGGATGGACTGCATAACCGACTTCTTGCGCTCGCCCATCGCCCTAGTACTCGCCTGGGTTCGGCCGCCTTCCATCTGCGACTGGGTGGCGGTCTTGGCGATCTTGCTCTCGCCGGTCAGGAAACCCATCAACTGCTGATCAATCAGCTCCTTTACTTCGGCGACTTGAGCCCGCTGCTCAGCCAGTGAGGTAGCCGCAGGCTCAGACCAGTAGAACTTCCCTCCCGTTTGCAGCCTGATTACAGTGTTGGGCCCGATCACCAGCGGGGCGGCAGGCTGGCCAGGGCCAGGCGGTAGGCCACCTTCCTCCACCGGCACCGGCATGGCGCACTTGTGGGTTTTCTCCTCTAAATCGCTTGACTTGCGGAAAAACTGGAAGCACCTCTCCACCACCTGCCGCAGCGGTAGAGCACCTTGGCCGAAGCCAGCCTTCTCGGCCGAGTACCAAACCACGGGGCAGATGGTCAGCGGCTTTTGGTTCGAGTCGAGGTACTCCCCGTTTTCTACCTCCTGGATTTCCATCGAGCCATCGGCACGTTTCACCAGTCGGTAGAGCGTCCACTTACCCGGCTCGATCACCCGGTAGCGCTCTTCATATTTCACCCCAAAATCACCATCCTCACTGTCAACTTCCGCCCATTCCAGGAAGGTGCAGCGGGTCACCACCTCAACCGAACCCACTACGGCGGTCCGCCAGTTCAGGCAGGTGGCACGGGTGCGGCTGACTAGGTATGGGCGCCGCTTTGCCGCTGCTTCACTGGCCCCATCGGTGGGCTGGCCATCTGGCATCTCCACGATGATCGGGACGGCGCCATCGCGCAGACACAGGGGATCCACGGTGAGCCAGAAAGCCTCAAGCGAATTGCCCTCCAGGTCTACGTTATCCTTGGCTGCTTCAAATGTTGGCGGCGGATCCTTCAACTCAGAGCGCGATAACACTCCAGCGAAACCCTCCAGACCCGCTCTGAAAAAATCGGGAAATACAGCACGCCCTAGCCGGCCTTGATAGGCTTCGGGTGGTTCGGCTGGCTCAGTCGGCAGGTATTTGCGCTTGACATCATCACCATTACCCTTGAGGCAATACCAAGCGTCATAGGCACGCTCCAGATCTTCCTGATGCTCCTTTAGTACCGGGTGCTGAAAGCTCGGCAGCTTGGGGTCAGTTCCAGGATGACTCGACTTCACCAGCGCCTACGATTAGCCTGCTACTGGAGCTTTCCTGCTGGGCTATAGCTTTACCGCTCTAGGGTGTGGCCGTCGCTGGTTGCGGCCGAACAGCGACGGCTGAACGACTGGGGAAGCTGCGGGCCTGGGCTGGCGTGGGCTGCGGGCCTTGGGTGCTGGGGGTGTGGCCACCACGTCAATGCCAAGGATCCCCTGGCGGAACTGCTGCAAGGTCTTGCCGCGCAGCTGGGCCTTCTGGCGGTTGTCAAATTGGATGATGGGCCCGTATGGGTAGGGTCGCTTGAACGGATTGGCGGACCATCGCTCCAGCAAGCCACGATCAGCGGGCCGTAGGTTGCTGAATGCCTGTTCGGTGAGGAGGAACAACGCCGGGACAAGGCTGTCATCCACGGCCTCGGGCTGGTGATCGCTGATCAGGGTGATCTCGTCTTCTAACTGAACAGTGCCGATCATGGCACCCATCATTTCGGTGATCTCAGCCTCGGTGAAGGCGGGGATGGCCTCCACTATCTGGGCCAGGGTCAAGCCTTCGGCCAGCAACCTGCGCACCTTAGGGTAGTACTCACGCCACTTACTGGGCATTTTCACGTCGTAGCCATGATCCCTAATGTGGTGCTTGATCTGCCCCTCGATGTATTGGCAGACGCAGGTACTGATGGCGTACGGGCGACCGGTGCCAGGGTTGAGGCGCTCGGGATCGTAACGCCGGCAGCCGGTCACCAGCCCCTCCAATGCAGGGCCGATGAAATCGTCATAGGGCCGACCGCAAAGCCTTGACCATTTGTTGGCAGCTTTGCGGGCGAGTCCTTGGTTTTCGACGATCAATCGCTCTGACAGCTCGGTACGTGGCGGGCTGCCAGGTTTGACTGGCTGCTCTAGGGGTTCTCCTTTACGAACAGCTCGCCGCGATCGAGTAGCACGACGTGGGCGGGGGTCAGGTGGATCTTCACCTCCGGCGATGGTGGCGTCCAGCTCCCCCCGAACCGGAATAACTCCAGGTGGCTCCCCTGCGACGACTGGCGAAGGCGCCACGTCCCCGCCACCGGCTTGCCGACCAGTTGGGACAAGGGTGCTGGTGGGAGCTTCAGGGTTGCCATCGGTGGGTTGCGGTTGCGGGTTGGGGATGGTGGTCATGACTGGCGGCCAGATGCACGGATGCGGATTGACCATCGCTTTGCCTTGATTGCCAACTCATCAGCTTCACAAGCCTGTCGTTTCTGCTCCAAGGCGGATTGGCGAGCGTCCCGGTCTTTACGCAAAACGTCCAGCGCTTCGACGGGTAACAAGATATGACCCCCATAATCTTCGCCAAGTTCAGGGCCAGCCATCTGGTACTCCCACAGCTTGCTCTTGGATATACCGTGAGGCCTTACCCCTTCGTATTGAATGCTGGTAATCGGGATCATCTCCGACCAGTTCTGCTCCAGTAGCCAATCAACGACCGCAGGGGGCGGAAGGTGCGGGTCGCGATTGTAACTGGCGTCGTCGCCTACGATTAGGTCACGAAACTCAACTTCAGGCAGTTCGGCTCCGGTGAGGTAGTCAACAGGGCGGGTGTCCATGGGTGTGTCCTGTGTGGGTTGGGTGGTCATCGAAAGCCGGGGATAGGCGATCGCCTAGGCACCGGCTCCCGTGGTGGCGGGGCGGCGGCGCCATGGCCATAGGTGGCGGTGGTGATGCGCATGGGGCCACCAGGACCGTAGCCCAGCTCAGCGGCATAGAGTCGGTGAAGGGGATAGCCGACGGCATCATTGGGATGGTCGTAGCCCGTCTTCTTGTCCGGTTCGCCTTGTTCGTTGTAGCCCTGGCGCTCTAGTGCCTCGATCAGCCGTGGGCAGTCTTCGGTGATATAGAACCGCGTCTCGCCTTTGGCATTTAGCAGTAGAGCCTGCACCACGTTGACCCGATCGCGCACCGGGGGATTGGCGTCAGGTGCGTAGTTGATGAAGCCGTAGGACTTGAGGATCCCAATGTCCGAGAGGCTGGCGTTGGTGCTGCGGTTGGCGCCGCTGGCATCGGGATAAGCCCAGATCGCACGTTCAGGGAACCGCTTGCAGATCTTTCGGCACATGTCGTCAGTGTCATGGGCGCCCATGATCTCGGCGAAAGCATGAACAATCCGGCCACGCACTACCAGTAGGACGGCGGACATATTGCCCACGTTGAAGTCAATGCCAACCAGGATCTGATCGGCGTCTCGCAGCCCATCGGGCAGGGGCTTGACGTGGTGATCACGACTGAACCGGTCGTACACCTGACCGGTCTTCAGGTTGACGTAGATGCCATCCATGTAGGCCACAAGCATTGGCCCGGTGTAGCGGGTGCGCAGGTTGTCGAGATAGGCGTCGGGCAAGTGCGGGTTGTCCTGAGTGCGCATCCTGATCAGCCGCTTGCCAGGGTCGCCCTGGGCCTCGACGGTGCCAAACGTCTTGTAATGCCAGACAAATCCTTCGGGAGTTGACAGGGAAACAATCTGGCTGACATGACCGACCCGGATCCGGCCAAGGATTTTTTCGTAGCCCCGTGCGGCGATGTACTCCTGCACGGTGTCAACCTCGTCAATCAGCGCCCATGCCCAGTCAGGACCGACGATGCGTTTGTAGTTTTCAAAGCTTCGGGCAACTACAGGCGTATCACCTTCGGGCAGGTGGAGGACGTGCTCGGGAAGGGGTGTGGCGCGGAAGGTGTAGGGGATGCCGTAATGATCCAGGAAGTCGTCAAACTTCCTAATCCAGATGTCCCGCAACATCGGCCCAGTGGGCTCCAACACGCAGCCAATGAAGCCCTGGTTGAGCACGGCGAGCTGAAAGGCTTTAGCGCAAGCGCCAAGGGTTTTCCCTGCCCCGTAGCCAGCGGCCACGCCGATCTCACGGGTGGTGGTGTCATCGAACAGCTCAACCTGCCCACCATGGAGGTCGTCACGGATGCGGGCGAGGGTCGCGGGAATGTCTAGGCGGGTGTGTGCCGCTTCGGTGCGCTCCAGTTCCAGCACCGCAAGGCGTGCGGCGGCGGTGGGAGCGCGGACGATCATGTCACCGGCCCCACGCGATGCACAGCCCAGTAGGCGCCGGGCGCCAGTTGCGGCCCGCTCTGCAACCTGCAGTCCAGCAACTGGTGTTCCAGCAGTGCCGAGATGCGCCGAAGGACCGTGCCTTGATCGCACGCCCACCGGGCCTGCAGTTCCAGTGATGTGATCTCCGGGATCAGCCCTGCCCGGATGCGCATACCCAGCCATTGCGACAGATCGAGGCAGTCGAGCAGGGTGATGGGTGGCACATAAGCGCGGCGTGCCAGCAGGGTGCGAACCAGGTCGGGGGTCACGCCTGCCCCCCAAACTGGCGGAGCATGGCGCGGCAACAGGCCTCCGTCACAGCAGCCTCACCGTGCTCCGCCTTGATGAGGGTCCAGCTCTGCTGGCCAGCCACGGCGGCAAAGCCCCGTCTCACACGAGACAGGAATTCCCACCCTCCCGCCTCAATGCGGTCGGACGACTGCCCGCCACGGCGCCGGATCGACTCGGCCACGGACACATCCAGCCAGAGGGTGAGATCGGCCATCAGGCCGCCTGTGGCCAGAAACTCCAGTGCTCTAATCAGGCCCAAGTCCAAGCCCCTGCCATAGCCCTGATAGGCGGCGGTCGATCCGGTGAAGCGATCGCACAGCACCCAATCCCCAGCTTCAAGCGCTGGCCGCAGGACGGTTTCGACGTGCTGGGCCCGATCGGCGGCATACAGCAGCAGCTCTGCACGGGGCACCGGGGCCGCTTCCCCAGGAGGGTGCAGCAGCAGCTCCCGCAACGCCTGGCCCAGGGCGGTGCCCCCAGGCTCACGGCTCACAACCACGCGGGCGCCGGGGGGCATCAGGCCGCTGGTGGGTAGCCATTGGCGCAAGGCCTCCAGTTGCGTGGTCTTGCCACAGTTGTCGATCCCTTCGAGGACAATGAAGCGGCCACGGGCTGGGGTTGGGTTGGTCATGCCTCCCCCTCTCCCTCATGTGTCTCCAGTCCACGGGCATTGATCTGCAGCATCACCCGACGCTCATCCTCCGGCGTCAGGCCAGCAGCGGCGATGGCGTCAACCACGGCGGCGACGGTCTTGCGTTCGGTGCGACGTTCGGCGGCGGCATCGCTGAAGTCATCACGGAAGAATGGATGATGGGTCAGGAACCAGGTGGCAGCCGTGGTGCTGCCGTTGGAGGATTGTTCCTTAAGATTGGTAAGGTAGTTTTTGCCCGTATTTATCCATCCTTCATGGATGGTGTTACGAAACTGTGCTCGCAAATCATCGTCCGGAAGGTCTTTCCCCTCTTTGATCCAGCAGTGGGCGGTCTTCCTGCTAATTCCAAGGCTTGCCGCGATCATCGTCACGGTCGCTCCTGTTTCCGCCATGGTTCCAGCCCCTTTGACCATGGCGGCTGTCAGCAAGGATGGGCGGCCACCGGCTGACACAGGCGATAACGCGGCGTTACGGTCGTGCATAGTCTAAGCCATTCCTGCGGTTTTGGAAGGGTATCGGTCAACCGCGCGATGCTCGGACGGTTTGATCCCCGTTGTAGCGGCCAGTTTCTGCGTAGCTTGCCAATGGCGTCGAATCCATCTTCATAAACTTCATCTGCCCGATCTTGAGCCCTGGGTAGATGCCAATCCAGTGAAGCTGGCGCACGTTCTTCAGTTCAAGGGTCAGGCGGGAACCGTTCCAGCCTGGATCGCACCATCCAGCAAACAGATGCTGCAATCCCTCACGGGCGCGGGATGACTTCAGCACGAACTGCGCGGCGATGCAATTAGGCAGGTTGAAAATGGGTTCAGCTTCGGCCAGCAGGAATTGCCCTGGCACCACGCGATAGGGATTTGCTGGGGTGTGGTTGGCAATGCAGTAAGGCACAAGGCCTGGTCCTTCGCTGGACTCGATCAGGATGTTCGATCCCAGCCGAAGGTCCAGACTTGCGGGATTTAGAAGTTCGGGGTCAAAGGGTACGACCATGCCCGATTCGCAAAGGGCACGGATTTGGAAGTCAGCCAGGACAGTCATTTGGTGATGGGTTCGTAGATAGCGCGGGCTTGGTGCTGGGCGATCTGGCGGAGGTCCGTCCAGTAGGGCGCTTCGTGATTGGGGGGCAGGATCAACGCCTCGGGAATGCCTGCGGTGTTGCGCACCTTGAGGATGCGCAGGCCCCAGCCGGGTCGCTTGGGTGTGGTCACAGCTGCCTCCACGGTGGGTCACGTAGGAAAGCGTCAAGGTTTGCCGCTGCGCGTGTTTTTTTCATTGCTTCCCCAAAATCCCGCATCGACTGCTCGGCTTGCTTGACTGCCGGAGTCAATGCTTTGGCCATAGCAGCGCCGTTGGATAGAACCTGGGATGTGAGCCCGCAAAGTCGTGCGTGGTCAAAGTCGGCGAGGTTGGCCATTTTCGTGGCGCCAGGAAATTGATCGGTCATGGTTCTAGCTTGTAGCGCCAGGGGTTTTCTGCTGTCAAAGTTCATCAGTCGGGCTGACACGCCACCAAGCATTTGTGATGTTCTGCCCAGTGTCACGCACGCCACGCCATTGGGTGTTCTTGGGATTGGCCACACTGCGCAGCCTGGCAAGCCCGGATTCAATCTTGTCAACCTTCCATTCTTTCAGGCGCGGTGATCGCCAAACGTCGCCAAGGCGGAAACGGTCGGCAGGGGGTGGGGTTTCGGTTGTGGGGTTCATTAGCCAGTCAGGGGTCAGCATGGTTCAATCCTCAGCTCACATTCAAACGCGACGATCCCAGGTGGCTCGACCACCCCATCAGCGGGGTCTGGCCTAATGCGGCGCAGGCAGTCAGCGCAGCCATAGGCCCAGTCGAATTGCCCATCTTCGCTAATGCCGGCACCAGGACAGCCGAGCACTTCCCAGCCGTGGGCCTTAATGCTCGGATCTGCGGGAGGGTGTCTCCAGAAACGGATCCGACCAGCCTGGCGCATGGCCTGCTTCCTGGAATTGATGCGGCGCCATTTGCCTCCAGCGGCGGCCACCAGATCGCTGTCATTTGTCGGGTGCCCGTCGCGTTCCCGCAGTGACTTCCAAATCAGCCAGTCCAGCTCATCGTTACCCACGCGATCAGACATCGTGCCTCCGCAGCTCACGGCCAACTGCATGCGCGACAGCCTCCTGCCCTGGGTCAATCATGGCTTTTCTCCTTGAGTCATGGCATCATCCGCTGCAAAAGCAACGCTATCTTCAATGCTTGCCAAGGCGATATCATCAAGCAAATCGCCTTGATCGGGTTTTCTGGTATCTTCTACGGCAATTTCCATATTTTTAATAGCTTGGTTAAAATAAGGTTTCTTTAGCTCGATACCAATACCACGGCGACCTAGCGACACAGCCCCATACACTTCGCTGCCAACTCCCATAAATGGAGTAAGCACTGTCTCTCCAATGTTCGACCTTAAACAAATAGCGCGGTCAATTACATCTAGCTGCAGCGGGTGGACGTGTTTTTCGTCATCGGGGTCCTTGGCGTCACGAAAGGGTAGCACTCGTCCCATGTTGATATCATCCCAAACAGAAGACGCATAGCGCCGCCAGATCCAGTGACTGAAGCGGTTTTCGGTTTGCTTCCCTTTCCACCCTTTGTAGCGGTGCAGATGTTGCGGGATCGGACACTCCCCGGCGTAGTGGTCCAGTCCCGTGGGGTTTGCTATCGGTATATGATTCTCACCACTGCGGCGGAAAATTAGCAAGTAGTCAGCAGATGCCACGCCTGCAAAAGCAGCGTCGTCAACAATCGTTTTGTGGGCAAGGTTCTTTACCATAGTGCGATTTCGCACCCATAGTGGCTCCTTCCATATGGTGTGGCGAGCGACATAGTGCCATCCTTCCTTTTCATGCAACGCGATGATTTTTCCAGGCAGATCCATCAAGGCATCCTGGCCACTGTTGCCGGTCGGGATATCAGTGCAATGAACAGCGGTCAACCGACCCGGCAGGGTTAGCCGGTGTAGCTCGGAAACCACAAAGCCATAATGAACAAAGAACTGATCATAGTCAGTGCAGTTACTTATGTCTCGCTCGTTGGAGCTGTAAACGTAAAGGCCGGCAAACGGTGGCGAGTAGATCGAGAAATGGACGGATTCGCTAGGGAGTCCGCGCATGACTTCGACACAGTCTCCATTGTAGATGGCGTAACGATCGGTGATGACATCCATGATGGAATAATGATGGGTTGGGTTCGGTAGGCGGCCTTTTCAATGGCCAGTGAATTGTTCATCTCGGAAACCAGGCTGGCAAACATTTTTTCAGCTTGGCCGCGCTTTCGTTGCAGGTTTTCCATGATTCGACGTTCGCCCTCGGTAAGGATGATGTCAACGGTCACGGGATTCTTCTGTCCAAACCGCCAGCAGCGTCGGACAGCTTGATAATACTGCTCAAAGCTGTGAGACGGGAAGTAAGTGATGTGGCTGCACTGCTGGAAGTTCAGGCCCCATGCACCGATTTTCGGTTTTGTGATCAGCACCCTGGATCGGCCCTCGGCGAAGTCGATCAACCGGGCTTCTTTCACGTCGTCACGGTCGGAGCCTGATACCTGAACAGCATCGGGAATCAACTGCTGCAGCAGGTTACCCTCTTCGTTGAGGTGGCACCACACCAGCGCCGGCTGACCGGTATTGCTAACCATGGCAGCCACTTGCTCGCATCGTTCCCGAACGGTGCGCTTTTTCTCGGCTCGCTGCTCCCGAAGGTCGGTGGCAGGCATGGCGAACAACATCCCTTCAGGGACGGTGATGGTCTCGATCAGGTGGTCAACCTCGTTCAGCGGCGGCAAAATGAACCGACCATCATCAAAGCCAAGATCTGAAGGTTGACGGCAGGCCCTTGCCCAACTGGTGACCCATCTCCAAAAGGGTTGCTCGGCATGGCCCTTAAATCGCCACTTAGGGGCCTCTCCGTACAGACGCCGGCTAGTGCAGTTGTTCTGGTCGTTCTTGAAGAACCGAGCGAGCATGTCCATGTATCCCATGTAGCCAAGGGCTTCACTGCTGGTACCCAGCTCAATGAAGTCATTTGGCGCGGCAGTGGCGGTGGCCAACAGCCGATAGGGAACCTTGCGCATGAACTCGGTGATCTGCCCACGGCGAGCACCATCAAAACTCTTGAGGATGCTGGACTCATCGCAAACCACTCCGGCAAAGTCGGCAGGGTTAAAGTGTTCCAGTCGTTCGTAGTTGGTGACAACAATCCGGCTGTTAATTGCGCCATCAGAAGACCGGGCGCATTCGATGCCGAACTTTTCACCCTCGCGGATGGTTTGAGCCGCTACGGCCAGAGGGGTCAGGATTAGCACCGGCAGTTCGGTGTAACGGACCACATTTTCAGCCCAGGTAAGTTGCATGGCAGTTTTTCCCAGTCCGCAGTCAGCAAAGATAGCCGCCCTGCCCTTAAGGATTGCCCAAGTTACGAGACTTTGCTGAAAATCAAAAAGCTCAGAAGGTATCCACAATGGCTCAAAACCATGACTAGCGCCGCTGTGAGTTTTTTTGTCCAAGAAACTCGCATAATCATCAACTGGATCGTTCTTCAAAGAATGTTTCATGTCTTCCCCTGGATTGGCAGGATCCGCACCTCGAACCCCTCGCCCAACAGGGTCTCGGCCTTGACAAAAGCATCGGTGATACTGTCAAACACTTCGGAGCCAACGAGAGCGCGGCGGCCGGGACCTGGCGTGCGCTTGAGGTACCAGCCGAGCTGGTAGATGGTGTGGTCGGTCATGCAAGAGGGTCCTCGAATTGGTCGAATTGGTCGTAGGTGGTTGGGGGGGCTTCCTGCTGGTCGCTGGCGGGAAGCGGCGGGGTATCGCCGTGGGGCGGGGGGCCGGTCATGGCCATAAGGTCGGCAAGAGCCTGTATTTCTTGCAGGGTTGGCGGCGCCAAGTCAACTTCAGTAGGCGATGCCCATTCCCCGCACCAATCGGCGCTAGAGACAGAAGGCCAGTAAGCCCAATAGTCGCCGACGGTATCTCTTGGGCCCGTGCCGTAGCAAGATTCAGCCTTAGGTGCGTAGCGGTTGCAGGTGAGCCGATGTTCGACTTGATTTACCACGCTGTAGCGGCAGTTTCCGCAGCACGGCTCCATGTTGCTGGCTTCAGTCATTGAGCAGCACCGGGGCGACAGGGGCCGCTAACCGTTGATACTGCAGGATCTGCACGGCATCGCGCATCAGCAGCACTTGCGAGAACAGCAGCGCACCCCCTGCGACGAGAAGCCACAGCAACAAGTGGTTGCCCAGTAGCAGGAGGAAAGCAACCACGGCAGAGTCAATCCTGTTGTTGTCAAGCTGCCGGCAGGGCATCGGTAACCTACGGGATCGGGTCGCACCGAAGGACGGTAGCTCCAGGGTGCCGCAGCTCGAAGGTGGTCTTTGATTGTTCGGCTGACCACCCTTTTGGGGTGATCCATTCCATTTGGCTGGGCGGCTGGTTGGTGGTGAGATGGTCATGGCGGCAGGAGTGGTAAGTGATGAGGTAGACCATGGGTCATTCCAGCTCTTTGCGGGTGAACGACGGGTAAGCGGGGAGGTAGCAGGGTTGGCGCCGCTGCGTTTTCGAAGCGCGGGTCAGCACGCCAGCGATCATGTCCAGACGGTTGATCCAGGCGCGGGACGCTTCGTCGCTTAGTGGCTCGCCGTCTTCGAAGGCGTTGATTTCAATGGCGCGGGCTGTCGCTTCCGCCTGGTCCAGCAGGAAGGCCATTACGGCCACTACCGGGGCTTGGCGTTGGGTGTGGGGTGTGGGTGGCATTGGGGGATGTGGAAGCGTGCATCGGAAAGCACAGTTAGGCGGTGCGACTCAAATTGTTGTCTGCTGCCATCACGGCTTCTGGGTCCGCAAACCCAAAAAGCGGTAGAAAAAAGAACGGCAGACCCTTGGCACGCATGACGGCGGCACCTTGGATTTCATTGGTTGCCCAGGCCACTGCCCAGGCCGCTTCCCAGGCCGCTGCCCTGGCCGCTGCCCTGGCCGCTTCCCTGGCCGCTTCCCTGGCCGCTTCCCAGGCCGCTTCCCCGGCCGCTTCCCCGGCCGCTTCCCAGGCCGCTTCCCCGGCCGCTTCCCCGGCCGCTTCCCAGGCCGCTTCCCAGGCCGCTGCCCCGGCCGCTTCCCAGGCCGCTGCCCCGGCCGCTTCCCAGGCCGCTGCCCTGGCCGCTTCCCTGGCCGCTTCCCCGGCCGCTGCCCTGGCCGCTGCTGTCATGCGGTCAAGGTGCCGCCAAAACGCAAGTACGCACTGCGCTTGGTCACCCAATACTTGTTGGGGTTTGCGAATAACGCTAGTCGGCGCACCATCTTGGCGGTCGTTCACGATGCGCAGCAAAACAGAATGAGCGCGACTGATACCAAAAAGCTCAGCCACTCGCTTGTCGGCAGCTGCCTGCGTGTAATCGCGCAAAGCTGCTGAAGTTACGCCATCCAAGAAATGCAGCGCCTGACCCTGTGCGCACATGCACCCATTTTCAGAGACAAGGCTGCCCTTGAAAGGTATGTTTCCAGGCCAATAATCAAGAAGCTCGTTAACAGTTTTGGGTGTAATAGTTGTCATTTTGCAAAAAGGCAAGGTGGATTGGAAAGCGCAGCAATCAAACGCGCAACATGCTGGGATTGCGCTCCGCAGCCGTGGGGCCCTGGTCGTCGGGCTCGCTGTCGTACTGCTCTTGGGGCAGGTAGACGGTGATCCGGTAGGGGCGACCGTCCTTGTCGTAGCTGGCTAGGTCAGCCTCAAGGCCAGCGGGCCACGAGGGGTCGCCGACTTTGTCGTTTTCAATGAAAAAGTGCAGGTCGTCGGTGTCACCTTGCTCGATCTGCGTGTCAGTGCAGAGGGGTTGGCGCCGCTGCGTTTTGGAGGCGCGGGTCAGCACGCCAGCGATCATGTGCAGACGGTTGATCCATGCGCGGGACGCTTCGTCGCTTAGTGGCTCGCCGTCTTCGAAGGCGTTGATTTCAATGGCGCGGGCTGTCGCTTCCGCCTTTTCCAGCAGGAAGGCCATAACGGCGGCTACCGGCTGCTGGCGGGGGGTGTGAGTTGGCATTGGGGGAGGTGGCGGTGTGAGCTGGGAATGGCAGTGATTAGACAACTGCCATCACGGCTTCTGGGTCCGCAAACCCAAAAAGCGGCAGGAAGTAAAACGCCTGGCCCTTGGCACGCATAACGGCGGCGCCTTGAATTTCGTTTGAGGCCCCTGCGGCGGCCCATGCGGCGTCCCTTGCGGCGGCCCCTGCGGCGGCCCCTGCGGCGGCCCATGCGGCGGCCCATGCGGCGGCCCTGTTTTTGTCGTCTATTTGGTCAAGATGCCGCCAAAACGCCAGCACTACATGCGACTGGTCGCCTAACACCTGTTCGGGATTACGAATGACGCTAGTCGGCGCACCATCTTGTCTGTCGTTGACAATTGCCAGCAAGGCTGAATGGGCGTTACTAATACCAAAAATCTCGGCGACCCGTTTGTCGGCGTCGCTCTGTTTAATATCGCGCAATTCTTCTACGCTTTTTTTATCCAAAAAATGCAGCACTTGGCCTTGAGCGCACATGCAGGACCCGTCTTCATTGACAAGGCTTCCTTTGAAAGGAATGTGGCCAGGCCAGTAGTCAAGAAGCTCTTCCACTGTCGATGGAGTGGTTTTCATTTGAAATAACGAAGAATGGTGTGGTTTAGAAGGCGCAGCAAGATCAATCACCGGCGCAACATGCTGGGGTTGCGCTCCGCAGCCGTGGGGCCCTGATCGTCGGGCTCGCTGTCGTACTGCTCTTGGGGCAGGTAGACGGTGATCCGGTAGGGGCGACCGTCCTTGTCGTAACTGGCTAGGTCAGCCTCAAGGTCAGCGAGCCACGAGGGGTCCCCAACCTTGTCGTTTTCAATGAAGAAGTGCAGGTCGTCGGTGTCACCTTGCTCAATCTGCGTATCAGTGCAGAGGGGATGGCGACCGATGGTGGTCAGGGCGTCGGCTAAGGCGGTGGTCACGGGCTGGCTGGCGGTGGTGGCTACCGGGTTCGCCCCGGTCCACAAATCATAAGCCGCATCCCCCGCTTTCGTAAAGCCAAAGGGGCAAAGCACTTAGCGAACCGTCACAATCGGGGCAAAGCCCTTGAAGCGCTATGGCTCCGTGGTCGGTTCGGGTACTTGACTATGGGCTAGCCCGCTCCCGGCGCAGGGCCAGTCCCCGCAACGCCAAGGCCACACGCACGTCGTTCAACGATTGATGGCCAAAGTTGCGCAAGCTCAACAGGTCCGCGCCTGAGAGTTTGACCAGGTCGTCAACGGTGGTGATCCCTTGCCGCTTCAGCGAGCCGTAAGCGTACGCGCCAAGCTCCAGCTCCTGGATAGGCACAGTGGCTGGTGGTGCCTGGGATATTTCCAGCCGGACTGCTGCCAGCTCAGTTTCGATGCCATCCAGTCGGGCTTCCAGTGTGATAGGCACCAACGGCTGATCTGATGCGCCCATAATTGGCGACTGCTTTTTCTTGGCAATCCGAACTTTCTCCTCCGTCGTGAAGGTAAATCTGCAAGTTTTGCAGATGCAGCGGCGGCGGATAGCAGCGCAACTGGGCTCGTAGCGAGACTCCAATACACGCCGTTCAAAGCCTTTGCAGTTGGGGTTGGGGCAAGGGAACATGGCAATCGGTGGTGGCTATCTGGTTAAGTAATCAACTGCGAGCCCGTCCAGTCCGTGGCAGCAGTCGCTCCTTCCGCAACCTCAAGCCTCGCAGATGCAAGGCCAGCTGCACTTCGCCTAGTGAGTTGGGGCCGAAGTTGCGAATGTCCAGAAGGTCAAAGTTGCTGTAGGTGAGCAGTGTGGCCAGGGTGTGGATCCCTTTGCGTCTCAGTGCGCCGTAGGCCCGCGTTGATAGCTTCAGATCCTCGATTGGCACCGGGGCGGGCTGCGGGTTTATCGCCGCTCTCACCCGCGCCAATTCGGCCTCAATGCGCTGCAACTGGCGGGCGGATTCGCCGTCTAGTCGTTGGTCGTCGGGACTGGTGGGCGGTTGATCGCGGATTGCGACGCCGCAGTGGGGGCAGGTGAGCATGACGGGCGATGGTGGTGGTGCAGCAGGTTTAACCCAGGCGCCAGGAGCGGCACTCCAGAAGGCTTGCTCCCTTCACCACAGTTCCGGCCTTGAGAGCCGTCTTCAGTGCTGTTTTGTCCACCGAGATGGTGGTCTTGCTGTTTTGGTACTCCACGGGCATGTCCTCGGGCTCCATGTCGTCGTCAATTTCAACCTTTGTGACCTTGGTGCTCTTTAGTTGGTGCGTGGGCAGATCGAACTTGGTTGCGGCAGGCTCCAAGAACAGCAGCCGATCAACCAGCTTCTCGGTCATGGCGTCAGCCTTGCGGTCGTCAGACTTGGCAAGCTCCATCAAGCGGGCAGCATGGGCGCGGCGGGTGGCGGCCTGATCGGCTAGGCGATTGATCACCCAGCACCAGGAATCGGCTTTAGCCAGCAAGGCATCTTTGGCGCCTTCGCCAGCGGCTATCAGCGCCTCCAGTTCGGCTTCGGCGGCGGCGACCACCTGAGGATCATCGCTGACCAGCCCTTCGGCGGCTTCGGTGATGGCGACTTCCAGGCGGTAGGCGTCGCAGGTCAGGGCGTACAGGTTGCTGGGCTTGTCGGTGGCGGTAGCAGGCGTGGCACTGGTGGTGGTCATCGGTGGTGGCTTCGTATTGCCTTACGTACGATACCATGTGGAAGCCGCAGCGGCTTATGGCCAGCGGCAGGCACGGCACCAATCCCCAAACTCCATCATCGAGAACGCCACCATGGCAATCACCACCAAGGCCAAAACCCAGGCACCGGAAGAGGCAATCACCATCAAGGCACCCGATTTCAGGCTCATTGAGATCAAAATCAAGGGCACCAGTCCATTGGTGATCAACAGATTCAGTGCAAAAGCTATGGAGCAGATGAAAGCCACGCAGGAAGCGGGCAGCACCGCCAGGGGCAAGAAGGTGCGCGAGGCGAAGGATTTTACCGCTCTTTTCGAGAGCGCCAAGCACGTCGCGGGTGAAGGATGGGAGGGTATCCATGCCGCTGCATTCAGGAACGGCGCCATTTCCGCCTGTCGTACCGTCGGGGTCAAAATGACCCACGCCAAATTGGCATTCAGCGTGTACGCCGATGGCTTTGACCGGGTTGACGGCGCCCCTCTGGTCCGGCTGACGGAGGGGGAAGCAGAGGAATGGACGGCCCCTACTCGTAATGCCACGGGCGTAATTGATCTACGCTGCCGTCCGATGTATCGGGAGTGGGCGGCAAACTTAAGAATCCGGTACGACGCCGGAATGTTTACTTCGGCCGACCTGGTCAACCTGATCAGCCGAGTGGGTCTTCAGGTTGGTATCGGCGAGGGGCGACCGGACAGCAAAAACAGCGCGGGACTGGGCTTCGGCCTGTTCGAGATCGTCTGATTGATCATGGCCCTGGCGATTGCTTTACGACTGCCAGGGCTTGGCATGGCTGGTTAGGCAAGGCGCGGCGTTCCAAGGTTTTGCAGGCATGGCTTTGCAAGGCTCGGCACGATGCGGCAAGGACTGGCAGGCGTGGAACGGTCAGGTTGGCCCGGAAGGGCAGGCATGGCTTCGCAAGTCACGGCCTGTGCAGGCATGGCTGGCTAGGTGTGGTCGGGATAGTGCAAGGTACGGCGATGCAGGCAAGGCAAGGCCCGGAGAGCCACGAACAGGCGAGGCAGGCGAGGTATGGCGTTGCCAGGTCAGTCGCGGCAGGTGAGGCAGCTATGGATGGGCCAGGATCGGATTGGCAAGCGTGGCGTGGACCGGCATGGTTCTGCTCGGCACTGCAGGCACGGCGTGGCGAGGCCAGGTGCGTTCGAGGAACGGCATGGCACGGCAGGCATGGTTAGGCAAGGCAGCGATTGGTAGCGCACGGCAGGCAAGGCACGGTAGGCCGGGATTGGCACGGCAGGCATGACAAGGCACGGCGTGGACTGGAGAGGTGCGGCATCGCAGGCGTGGCTAGGACTGGTTTGTAAGGCATGGCAAGGAAAGGAAGGGCAGGCGTGGCCTGGATTGACGGCGCAAGGCACCGCAAGGCATTGCCGGCGTTGTTGCAGATGCCAAATGGCAGCAGAATGGGGGCTTGAATGGGCCCCCTCATTCCCTTTACCCACTGATCAGATGAATTTCACCAAAGCCGAACCCGAATTCACTTTCAGGATCGAAGATGGCGATGAGGTGCTAGGCATTGATGCCCAGACGGCTGGCAGCGAACTAGACCGCATTCGCCGCCGTGATGGCACGATCAAGCCTGCAGCGGTAGTCGATGAAGCCCGCCCCGAAGATGCGCCACTGCACCCGGCGTTTGAATGGCGCGATCCGGTGGCGGCCGAGCAATGGCGGGAACATCAGGCCAGCACGCTGATCAAGGTGGTGCGGGTGGTGCCAAGCGCTCAACCGGAAGAGCGGGTGGCATCGGTGCGGCCGGTGACGCAGGCGATAACGCCAGTCGTTGAGCACTATGACCCGATGACCCGTGAAGTGCAGGAAGCGGTGGGGTCAGTGGTGGAGGCCAGCCGCAAGGTTGAGCAACTGAAGCTGCGAACCCAGCGGGCGGGTGATCGCCGCAGCATGATGGCCCTTGGCGTTGCGCTTGAGATGTTGCAAGAGGCTCGGGAAGCGCTCACAAACGGTCAGCTCTCAAGCACATGGGAGCGTGAACCGCAAAAGGTTGGGTAAAAATACCCAAGAGGACGAGGGGGGGGCGGGATGGGCCCCTCTTTTTTTGGCCTTACGCCACCTTCGGTTGCCGGGTGGCGCGACGGCCGCGTTTGCGGGGTGCTGGGGCTGGGGCGATCGGTTCTGGCGCCGGGGCCAGCAGAAGTGGCTCCGGCGTGGCGGCGAGCATTGCCAGCTTGCTCATCGCGTTCTGCATCGCAACTTCAGATTGGCGCCGCAACAGCCAATCCACAACTTCAGAACTGTTCCCGCCAAATGCCAACGCATAGCGCTCAGCAGCTGCTATAGCAGCGTCCAAATTCGGGGAGCTAACCGCCAAATTCGGGGAGCTAGCGGCGGCGCCGGGAAACTCCAGCGCTCGCAACCCTGCCCATGGGTGCTGCCAGGTGAAGCGCAGCCAGTCGGCGGCGACGATCAGCACAGCAACAGCAACGCCAATAGCGCGAGCGGTGGACTCGATCGCAGGGGCCCAGTCAGCCCGAAGTGCAGCCTTGATGGTGGTGTTCATTGTTTTTGGGGTGTGGATCACCAACCGGGGCCGCTCAGGGTCCTCTCCGGGTGGTTAAAAATGGTGCGTCGAATCGCTTCGACCCCCAAACCATACCCCATGGGGTGCGCGACTGCGAGTGCGGCCGCAACAATCTGTAGTCCTTGCTGCTGCTACAATGGCGGAGCAACGGGGTGGTTCCTGTTGCGCACCGAGGCAGCTCGGTGGTGGTAGGCGGGCCCCTGGCGTTGATCGTTAGGGGCTTCGCTGTTGGCGGCTAAGGGGGATCAATGTGATCAGCGCCCCTGGCCGTTCGTCACCAACGCACCAGCGTTTTTCGCAACTACCGCCAACGATCCTGGCGTCATCTTGATACAGCAAGCCGGTAAGGGCGTCTTCAGTAGAGCGCTGTAGCTTGCTCCAGTCAGGCTGGACGCAGTGATACAGCGGCGACTCGTTGCTGGTTGCGCTGCTCAACGCATCGTTCAGCGGCTTCAGGGTGCCACCCTTGCGGTAGTGATTGGCGGGCCGCTGGAACCGAAAGACCACAGACATACGCACTGGCCCGTGGAGCACGTACGCATCCTGTCGGGCCATGCAGGATCTGAGGTCTGGCAGAAACCCGCTCACGGCCGCCAGGGTGATCTGATACCGGCGAGGGCCAACCACCTTGAGCAGTTCGGCCGCCGTGAGATCGGGAGCTTGGCGCAACGCCAACCACGCGACCCATCGCCAGTCTGCCCAGTCGCTACAGACAGGCTGGCACAATGTTATGGCGGTCTTGGCCACCAACAACCGCCATGGCTTGACGTTCTTGCAAGATTCGATCATCACCCCTTTACCAACATGACGTTTGCTGCCCTGGGGTGCGGGCGCCATGTCCTCAACTAGGAAGGTGATGGGCTCCATCAAAATGGAAGGTCGTCGTCTAAGTCGTCAACGCGGTCTGCAACGGACCCGCCAAAACCGCTGGCACCTGAGTCTTTCTTGCTATCCAGCAAGGTGAGATCCTTGACGTTAAGGACAATCTTGCTTCTTTCTTCTCCCGATACCCTATCGGCCCAAGTTTCGTTTTCAAGCTGGCCAGAGACGGCAATCATGCTGCCCTTGCGCACGTAGTTGGCTGCCACATCGGCGATCCTGCCCCAGATTTTGAGGTTAAGCCAAAGTGGTTTTTGATCGCGCTTCCAGCCGTCAACTGCGATGCTGAACTCAGCAACCATTTTGCCGGACTCGAAGTAACGGACTTCAGGATCTTTACCAGCGCGACCGGTGAAGCTGCAGACGTTGAGGGATGTCATGGTGATTGGGGTTAATAAAGGTTACCGGGTTGGCCCCGGCGGGCCGGTGGTTAGGCGGGCTCGGTGCTGCTTTTTTGCAGGGCGGCAATCCGTCGGTCGATCTTGAGCAGATCAGCCGCTGCCTTTTGTTCAATTTCATGGCGCATCGCGGCCAGCGCGAGCGCTTCGGTCGAATACATGCGTCGAGGCTGCTGGGATCCGCTTCTGTGCTTTCCAGCTTCAGGCGCGGGGCCAGTTCCGTGCGAAACGGTACAGCTCCAACCCATGAAAGCCTCCCGAGTCCAGGCGTTGTAATCCCAACCCTGACTGTAGCCAGTTTCGGGTATTCCAACATCGCGTAAAACCGGGTTTGTCCATCGCAACGCGGCAAGCGTTTCGGCGCGGTCAATCGCTGCTTGCATCGCTGCCTGTTCTTTTTTGGTCATTGCCATGTGATTTGTTGCAAAGGTGTACTGGATTGGCTATTCAGGCAGCGGCGACAGCGCCGGCATCCGCAGCATTCGCCCCGGCGGCGTTCCACTTGGCGGCAGATGCGGCAGATACGCCAGCGGTGATCAGCTTCTCTTGCGTCTTCAGAGGCAAGCCCGCAACAGCGCCACACTGCCCGGCGCTCAATTCGTGGCACATGGCAGCGATGCCGAGCGCAGTAAGCCCCGCCTCCTGGCACGCCGTGATAGCCGCCGCCGTGGTGGCAGCAGGGCCGCTAAGGGGCTGGGTGGTGGCGCTGGGTGGCGCGGCGCTGCTGAGTGCCTGGGTGGCGGGGGCTAGCTGGCCAGCGGCAGGGCCCCGTCGAACAACGGTTGCCGAGGACTGGCGGGGGGCAGAAGATCCTGGATGTTGGGTTCGCTGTGAAGACGGTCGTTGGGAACCTGACGCAGGCGGGGCATCACCCTCTACCTCCCGCTGCAGCTTGTCGTAAAGGGCTAGGCCAAACGGGTTGCCGAAAGTCATCAGGGCCCGCTTCATCGCGTCGGTCTCTGCCTCCTTGAGCGCGGATTCATGGGCCTGTCCTAGGTCCACGTCGATGCCATGGCCAGCGCCGCTGCCTTCGCGGATGATTGGCTGCAGCCCGCCAGCAGTGACGGTGATGCGCACGCGGGCGCTGTAGGTGACACCCCAGCCGGGTCTTTGTTGTTTGCCGACTGGTCGCTCTAACTGAGAGACACACTTAAGACTGACAGTTTCACGCTGCCAGCCGTCAAAGCCAAAGATACGATTAGCTTCTGCAATTACAACCCAGCCTTCAATATAGCTGAGTTTCTGGCCAGATTGCTCGCGCTGTTTGACGTTGGCGCGATCAAGCGGCGCCGCCAGGGCTGCATTCTGCTCTAGCGAAAAACCAGCACGGTGGGCGGGTGTTGCTTCGCTCATGGCTGCACCTTGCAGTGGTGGGCAATGCCGCGTTGGATGGTTGTTGTGTATTCATCAAGCTCTGGGCCGGTCCGCATTACCAAGGCCGCCAGCGCATCTCTCACCTCCTCCCACGTCGGCGGGGGTGGGGGCAGGGCGTGCAGGTTATCGGCGATGTCCTCCAGCTCTCTGGCGTCTACGATTTTTGGGAATTCTTCGCTAATCTTCCAGAAGCCAGCTTGCGTCATCGCCTCACGGATCACCGCAGCGGCAAAGCGGCGATTCCAGTTAGGCATGGAAACGTTAATACTTTGCCCCAAAACGCACTTTGCCTGGTAAGTCAGCGGTGGAAATTCATCGTGTGCCATAGGGGCTCCGGTGGTGGTGATGCCAGGGTGACAGCCGTGGGGATCTCCCCTGGCTTTGCAATTCTACCATCTCCCTAAGCCGTTTGGGAACCGTGGCGACTGGGGATGCGGAAGCGGATCGTTGCGGTGATCCTATGATAGGTCGGTGCTGGCCTGGGTTCGCCCTGGCGCCAGGCACAAAAAGCCCCCCGAGCGATCCAGGCGCGGAGGGCTTTGGTCAACAGAAACACCCAACGGCAAGATTCTACATGACACAAGCCTCATGCGCTGCTGAGCCGGCAGCACGGATCACGCGGCCGCGCTTTGCCCAGGTGCCGATCGCATTGCTCGAAGCCTGCGCAGATCGCAAGGGCACCCTCTTTGTTTACTCCTGGCTGTGGCACTACGCCGGCCAGAACGACCAGGCGTTCCCCTCGATCGCCCGGCTCGCCATGGAGTGCCGCATGAAGGATGACCACGTTCGAGCGGCCCTGCGGTGGCTTGTGGAAAACGGCTGGATCAGTCGTGTTGACCGAGTGGGGCAGACGGCGCTTTTTCATGTGAGATACGAGCAGACCCCTCCCCCAAAAAGGGGACCCCTCCCCCAAAAAGGGGACCCCCCAAAAGGGGGACCCCCCCCCTCCCCCAAAAAGGGGATCCCCCCCCTCCCCCAAAAGGGGGACCCTAACAAGAGGGATTTAACAAGAGGAACTGAACAAGAATTAGAACCCCCCTTACCCCCCAGCGGGGGGAGCGCACGGGAGGACCACCAGGAAGCGATGCCGGCTGAGCCCTTGGCCCAGATCACTGCGGTTCCCAATGCCCAGGAAGGCGGTATCGTTGCCGAGCCACTACCACCGCCCAAACCCAAGCCCGTGAAGCCCCGCAAACCCAAGTTCACGCCGTCGGCCGATGACGTGCCGCTAGACCTAGCCCCTGCAACCGCTGACCTCTTGGCATTCTGGCCAGCACGATCAGGCCAGATGACCCCGGCGGCATGGGACCGCATGACGAGCGAGGCCCGCAAAATCTTGCAAGACCCGCGAGGGGGCATTGAAATCCTGCGCGGTCAACTGCAGGAGGGCATCGACGCCGGAATCGACGGCAAGCGCTGGCAGTCGTTGAAGTTCAAAAATTGGGAGCAGTTTGGAACCAAAGCCGGCGGGCTGGTGAAAGCCTGGCCGGCTGCGAACCGCCGTTTTAACCAGGATGAAGCCGCTGCGCAGGCCGTGGCCTACATCAAGGCCCGTGACTCTTGCAAGGCAGCCGCAGCAGCCGACATTGCATCTCAAGAGACCGTGCTATGCGAGGTGATCCGGTGATCGAGGTTGAAGAATTTCAGGCATTCATGTCTGGGATGCAACAGCTAAACCCCATGGCAAAGACGCTCACCGCGTCAGCGCTCGTCACAGCCTGGGGCTTGTTTCCGTCTCGCGCAAAGCTAGACCTTGACAGCGAAATGCTGCTTTACGCGGCTCAACAACTCACACTTGACCCTGACCGTCCCAGGGACATTGAGTTGCATGTAGCAATAATGCGGTATCTGTACCCGGTGAGACGGTCCACCCGCACCGAGCGAGGGCAGGAGGTGGTTACTCTTCTGCCGCTCTACGAACGGGGCCTGCGGCATGACCTTGCCCATCGCATGGCAAACCCTGAGCAGTTTCACGAACTGGTCAGAACACTCCCGGAGTACACCCCAGCCGAAGTTCCCCGGCTTGCCCCTGGCGTCATTCAGAGCGGCGAGCTATGGCACCAGTGGACACCGGCCCAGTACCAAGCCCATGTGCAGGGTGTAGCGGATGCAGTGGCCAGGCTGCGGGCCAGTGGCACCGATGACACCGCCCTTATCAACGGGTCCATGGGTGACGGGTGGGTGATAGGCCAGCTTAAGCTTGGCCGCTGGTCATTTGAAAAAGCGCTACAGGGTGTCTGGCCCATGGATTTTGAGGCGCACAAGCAAGCCGCTGCCTGGGTGCTGCGCAATCCCAAGTGGGCTGACGATCTGATCGCGCTGGCCCGTGGCGATGAACTCAAGCCGGTGGCGCCCGATCGGGTGGTGGCCGAGTTTCTGGGGGCAAGATGAATGAGCTGGCACTTTTCGCAGGCCATGGAGGCGGAATTCTTGGAGGCATTCTGTTGGGATGGCGAACCGTCTGCGCCGTCGAAATTGACGCCGCAGCCAGACAGCGACTCATGGTCCGCCAAGACGACGGCAGCCTGCCACCATTCCCCATCTGGGACGACGTTTCCACCTTTGACGGCAAGCCCTGGGCTGGCCTTGTGGATGTCATCTCTGGCGGCTTCCCGTGCCAAGACATCAGCGTTGCCGGAAAGGGAGCAGGGCTTACCGGCGAGCGATCAGGGCTTTGGCGTCAATTTGCTCGGATCATTCGCGAGGTTCGACCCCGCTACGTGCTCGTGGAAAACTCCCCAGCTCTCACTGCTAGGGGGCTCAACATCGTTCTCGGGGACCTGGCCCAGATGGGGTTTGATGCGCGATGGGGTGTGCTGGGCGCAGTCCATGCCGGCGCACCTCACAAGCGGGAGCGGATCTGGATTGTCGGCCAAGTTTCCGACCATCAGAGCGTCGGACGGGGGAGAGGGCGGTCGAGGGGATTTGATTCAGGCGGTGCGGGGGAATCAAAACAGCCATTTCAAGCTGTGGCCAACACCAATAGTCCATGACAGCAAATCAATGGGCCCATCCGAGAAGGACAGAAAGACTCCGTGCCTGGCTGCTTTGGTGAAATGGCCAACGCCAACGGTCTGCGGCAATCACAACCGCAAGGGGGCCAGTCCAACGAGCGGGAATGGATTGGCGACGGCGGTGAGCAAGGAGGGATGCAGTGGTGGGCCGCTGAACCCGACCTGGGTGGAACTTTTGATGGGCTGGCCCGAAGAATGGACTTGCTCCAAGCCCATTAGTCATGTAAAATACCTACAATGGCTTATGGAGAACTGCAATGATGAAGAAGCAAGAGTCCGAGAAGTGTTGCGAGTGTTGCGGTGCGGTCATGCTGCGGAAGAGGTATCACGGACGATTGGAAGACCTGTCGGCTTTCGAGAGGCGGCGGTTCTGCTCTCTGACCTGTGCGAACACGCGAACCGACCTGACCAAGCATGGGTATTCATGGCGTGCGCGGAAGCACTTGAAAGCGACGTGCGAGGCATGTGGACACCCGCACAGGCTCCAGGCGCATCACATAAATCAGGACATCCGAGACAACCGAACAGAGAACATCCAGACGCTTTGCAAGCATTGTCACGACTTTTGGCACACTACGGCAAAGCGGCGTGGCAGGACGGTAGCTGGGAGAATGCCGTCCCTCGTATAACGCACAAAATGGCCAATCGGGTGGACCGACTTAGAGGGCTTGGAAACGGGCAGGTTCCAGCAGTGGTGGCACTTGCATGGGAAACGCTGACATCGGGCAGCCGCTGACCCTGCGCAACCGCCCCACGGCTTTACAAAAGCGGCATCAATGGCTTACGATTTAGAGACGGCAGCAGCCGACCACCACCACCTCAATCACCACCTCAATCGAAATGACAGCACTTGCTGATCGCATCGCACACCTTGAGCAGGGGCTCCTAGAGCAGCCTCCCGCCGCCCAGGCATGGGACAACCTCTTGGCCCGCGTCAGCGCCTTGGAGGACCGCCTACTCGCCCCTGACGACCAGCCCACCGCCGACCAGCTCAGCCACACGGTCCTACAGGCCGAGTATGACGCCTGGCAGCGCGTCAACCTCGGCGCCGATGTCGTCGACTGGACGCTGCACTTCGCCCGCACACGCGGTCTGGGGGTGGCAGCGTGAACTGGTTGCAACGGTTGATCCCACCCCGCCTACCTGATGGCCTGGCTGACCTGCCGCTGTTGACAACTGAGATGTTGGATGGCGCTGCAGCACCCTTAGCCCCGGTTGAGATGCCGAGCGACGAGTTGATGGAGATATGTAGGCGGGCCGCGTTTGCTGAGTACCGGGCCAACGCCAAGCCCACCTGGCGTACGACTGCCCTGCTGACCATGGCCTGGGCCCGGCAGCAGCAGGCCCAATCCCTCAAGCTTCCACCGCCCGGCGCCGATCCGGTGGCGACGGATGAAGATCTGCTGAAGGTTTTGGATCCCATCGAGTGGGCTGATGACGCACGCCGCGCCCTTTACGACCGTGGCCGCGCAGACGAGCGCACCGCGATCCTGCGGGCGCTGGGGGTGGAGCCATGAGCCGCCTCTACCAAGACGACTACTACGACTTCGAGCCCTGGATGGAAGGCCAGCAGGCCGGGGCCTTGCAATCCGCCATCCGTGGCCAGCGTGGTCAGCGGCTGCTGCGCGATTTGGTGGCGGGGCTCGACGCTTTGCCCACCCCCGAGCTATCCGCTGGGGCCCTGGAGGATGAAGCGACCGGCTGTTGCTGCGCATTTGGGGCGGTTCGCCGCTACCGGGGGGCGGCAGCTGTGCCGCTGTGGTTCGACCCGATGGAGGAAGACCTCGATCCCCCGCATTTTGCGGAGCCGTTCGACGTTGCCCCGGCACTGGCCTGGGAAGTTGTTTTGGCCAATGAAGGTTGGTCGGATAGCAACAATGAAGCCGCCCGTCGCCAGCGATGGGAGAGGGTTCGGGCCTGGGCTGTCAGTCACCTGGCGGGTGTGAAGCCATGATCAAACGCGCCCTGGCTGAGCAGTTCCATCAAAAGGTGATGGACGGCATCAAGGTCAGCACCATCCGGCCAAACCCATGGCCATTGGGTGCCCCGATTCAGTTGTTTCATTGGGAAGATAAACCCTACCGGAGCAAACATGTAAACGGCCCGGCTGTAATTGCTCGCAGTGCGGATCCGATAACGATAGCCAACGATGCAACAGGCGCAATTAGCTATCATTTGGCAGGCGACGATTTACGCCATGCGATTACAGATTTATATGTGATCGAGGGGTTTGACAGCCAAGAAAAAATGGACACTTGGTTCCGTCGATTAGTAAAGCCTACCCAAACAATTCACCAGTATCAAATGTTGTTTTCTTTGATCAAACCATGACCGGCCCCTGCTACTTCCCCCGATCACCCAGACCGCCAGGCAAGTCCCAACCAGCGCCAACCTTTCACACCCTCACCCTCTGGCTGACCCCCTGGCGGACGATCCGCAGGCTTGAGGCGGAGAATCAGCAACTGCGAGAGCAGGCCGTTCTAAGGGCCGCGACCAATCAAGAGTTGTCGATTATGGCGGAATCAAGGCGGTTAAAAATTGAAGCCCTAGCTGGCCCAGCCTATCGCCTCCGGAAATGCCGCACACACGGGCAGCAACCACCTAACGCCTGGGGCTGCCCAGAATGCGTGCGGGAACTGCGAGGGGAACTGGCGACGGCCAGGGAGGCGCTGCGGCGGTTGTCGCAATGGGCCGACCGGCCCTTTGCCAAGGGTTGGGACGCAGAGGTTGCGTTTGACGCTGCAGATTGGATTCTTTCAGGCATGACCGGCCCCCTGCCGCCCCTGCCCGATCACATGGTCAACTGCCAACCCACCACCACTGAAGATCAACTCACCACCGAGGACCAACCATGACCATTGATTCCAGCCGCGCCGGCTTTGAGTTTGCCGTGCAGTTTGTCCGCTCTCAAAACGACCGAGCCCTATTCGCTAGTGCCACAATCGTATTAGCCGAGCTGGCAGGGATTGACGCCGATCCTCAGCTCCCAGCAACTGCAGCAGCTAAACCGACAGCAGACCTAATCCCGCTGGCGTTTATTCCTGCTGGCAGCTTCTTGATGGGTTCCCCCGAGCACGAGCCTCACCGATCAAAAACTGAAGGCCCCCAGCATGAGGTAACACTGGCCGCCTTCTGGATGGCCAAGACACCGATCACCCAGGCACAGTGGCGTGAGGTTGCAAGTTGGCCACGGGTCGAACGCCACCTTGTCTCCGATCCCTCGCACTTCAAGGGCGACAATCGCCCAGTGGAGCAGGTGAGCTGGCACGATGCAATGGAATTTTGCCATCGCCTCAGCCAACGCACCGGCAAGAAGTACACCCTCCCCAGCGAAGCCCAGTGGGAGTACGTCTGCCGCGCTGGCACTACCACACCGTTTCATTTTGGGCCCACGATCAGCACGGAAGTGGCAAATTACGACGGCAATTACACGTACGGCCAGGGTTCGAAGGGCATCTATCGCGAGCAGACCACCGATGTAGCCAGCTTCCCTGATAACGCCTGGGGCCTGCATGACATGCACGGCAATGTCTGGGAGTGGTGCCTCGATGAATGGCACGAGAGTTATGAAGGGGCGCCGACGGATGGCAGTGCCTGGACAGAGGGCGACAGCCTGGGGGAGTCGTCAGCCGCCGCCTGCTGCGCGGCGGGTCGTGGCACTCCCACCCCGCGAGCTGCCATTTGGCCTACCGCGACGGCAACCGCCCGGACGTCCGCAGCGGCAGCATCGGTTTCCGCGTCTGTTGCCTCTGATGCCAGCCGCCTGCTGCGCGGCGGGTCGTGGCACACCCACCCCGCGGACTGCCGTTCGGCCTACCGCGACGGCAACCACCCGGACAACCGCGGCAACGTCATCGGTTTCCGCGTCTGTTGCCTCCCCCAGGACTAATTCTTTACACTTTTACCCTTTAATTCTTTACACTTGGCCGTTGGTTATGAGTTTACTTCCACTTCCCATCCAAACCCTGACTTGGCTCAAACAGGCCGCAGATAGCGGCCAGCGGGACGCTCAGGTTTTGCTGCACCTGTGCGCCCGCGCCGATAAGCGTGATAACGATGTTGCAGTATTCGTGGACAGCTATTCCAGCACCATTGCCGCGCTCTGCCGCCGGCTGGAGGCGCTGGAGCGTGGGGCTAGTGATCGCTCAATTGCGGATACCCCGGCAGAAGACGCCCCAGTGGATGCCGCCCCGGTTGCAGCTGTCCTGATCAAGGCCGAATCCGCGCTGGCAGACGTTGCCGAGGGGGAAATTGGGCGTTTGTGCTCTGCCACTGAAAAAGTCACATGGGCCGAGCTGCGCTGCACCGAAGCCCTCGCCGCCATCCGCCCGGTGATGCGGCGGTACGGGATCCAAACATCGGAATTAGCACCGGCGCCAACACCGCCGCCTGCCGACCCTGCCGAGAGGCTGGTGGAAAGGGTGGCGAGCGCAATGGGCCCGTCTACCCAGGCAGCCATGGACGCCGGAGAGCTGCCCTTCGGCAACGCCTACGCCGCGAGTCGTGAGGTAGCCGACTGGCTCGACACGCAGGGGCACCAATCCGGCGCCAATGCTGTGCGCTGCGAGCTGTGCAGATGACCGCGCCCGATCGAATCCAAATTACCCATCGACCCAGAACCATGACCACTGATTCCGCCGACTGTGCATTGTCCCAACCCTCACCAGAAACTTCCGCAACCGGGGCGTTGACGGACATTCAGTTATGGGAATTATTACCTAAGCGCCTAGAGCAAAACCTCTTGGCAATGGTCCAGATTGCGGCACCCCACCACAATTTGAGGCCAGTTGATCTGCTGCAAAACATAGCGCCTGATTTTGTTGATTATGCCCGCGCCGTCCTGAAGGCTAAGCCACAAGCGGAAAGGCCAAGCGAAAAGGATCTCTACGACCTGGCGGCGGAGTTTAACGGCGACCCGGTGCCGGCGATGCGCCGTGCGTTGGAGCTGTGGGGCAACCCGCTGCAGGGGGCTCCAGCGCCTGGGGAAAACCTGGCCACCCCGTCAGCGCCGGAGGCGGGGGAGGTCATGAACAATTTAAAACCCTGCCCGTTTTGCGGAAGCGCCGCCACCCTTGAGGATCATCGCCTGCTATGGGTTGCCCGCTGCACCAGCTGCGGCGCCTGCGTCCTGGGTGATCGTGCCCCGGAGCCCGAGCAGGAGATGCCATCGGCCTATTGGGAGCCGTTCAGGCAATCCGCTGTGGATCGGTGGAATCAACGCGCCACCCCCCCAGCGCCGGAGAAGGGGGAGGTGGGGGAGCTGCATCCGTTGTGGTATTTGGTCGAGTTCTTGGAAGGTCACTCTTCTTTTCTCCAGCGAACAGACCCAACGGACGAGCTGGCCCAGATACTTTCCGATTCTGCCACCCTGCTCCAGCAGCAGGAGGCCGAGCTGGCCGCCCTGCGAGGGGTGCCGGTGCCAGTGAGTGAGCGGCTGCGGATCGTGAGGGCTGGCATCCGCGCCGGCTACAACCTGGGCCACCACCACACCGTTGAGGGCGGCTGGGGGGATCCCGATGAAGTCGCCGACGACATTGCGCAGGAAACTCTCGATGACATTGGCCTACCCCCAGCGCCTCAATGCCTTATCGCCCGCATGGCTGATGAGCTGGACCGTTTACAGCCACTGCCAGCCTTCCCGCCCATCACCTCCCATCCCCTCGCCATAGAGGCTCGCGCACTGCTGAGAGACGGCATTGCCACCATCCCAGATCCCCAGGATGGGGAGGCGGGGGAGCCGGTGCCGGTGGCCGAGCTTGACGACCAACACCGCGAGGCGGTCCACCAAGCCGTAGCAGAGGCACTGGGCAGCGGGGCCTATGACTGTCTGCGCGTATGGGAGGCATGGGGCGTCGGAACGATGGGCCCAGATGATTTTGTGCCGGTGGCCGAAGACAGCGACCGCGTGGCCGAGATTGCCGATGCCGCCATTGAAGCGATCCAGGCGATCCCCTTGCTCCCGGCCGGGGAGGTGGCCGTGCCGGAGCCGGTAAGTGAGTGCCCACATTGCGGCTATGAAGGCGAGATGGTGCCAGTGACCCAGGCTGGGGAGGTGGAGGCGTGATGTTAGTTCAAATTCCAACACTGGCCGACGCTTATTTTTCGATCGCAAAATGGGCTTATTGGCGTTACGCAAGGGGAATGGTGGCCAGCAATAGAAAGCCGGTCGGCGTGCCAGGCAACCGGGACCCAGACAGCCCCTGCCCGGCATTTGAGCCCCGCCCCCGCAAGCTGGAAGACTTTGCCGATTGCGAAACAGATGGACATTACCTGTGCTCTGAGTGTTGCCACAGAGTGTCAGCGCCGGCATGGGGGGAGGTGGAGGCGTGAGCGATTACAAAACCGTAAAGACCAGCCGCGAAGTCTGGGCCGTTATTCGTGCTTGTCATCCTGAACTTGTGCCGTTTGGTACTGCATCATCTGAAGGTGACATGTTTACAAGTTATGGATTCCCTGCTGCCGATTTTCCACTAATAGAGGCTAGGACTACGTGGGAACTTGACCCAGACAGACCAAGCCACCGCATCAATGAACAAAGCCTTTTCTGGCTCTGTATCCCAATCAAAGAAAAACCATGAGCACCCCCAAGAGCCTTGACACCCTGGCAATCCTGGCCGCCTTCAGAGACAGCTCAACCCTGAACGAGGCCGTTGCTCAGGGCTTCAGGGCCCTAGCGCTGCTCAAGTCGGACGAACCCCTCGCGCCGGATCGGCTATTCCGCATCGCTGACGAGCTAGACCCGTGACTGCGCATTGCCAACCACCCCATCAACCACCACCTAATTCTCGCCAGTCGTCATGGACTCAACCTCAAAAGCGGAACTGTTGATTTTCAATCAAAACAGTCTGACCGACCTGGAACGTGCAGAACTTAACGCTCTTAATGCAGCTATAGAGGCCGCTCAACACGCCCGCAGTGAATGGCTTAAATCAAAAATTGACTGGGTTATTGATATGGATTGTCAATTTATAGGAGGGGTAAATACTTGGCGTGCTAGTTATCATGGCTTATCTAAATGTGGCAGGTATCTAACTGAGCGAGGTTGCGCAGGACCATTTTCAAGTGAAGCCGAGGCAAAAGCTTGGCTTAAAGTGAATTTTGACAAAGAAAAAATCGAGCAGATGATTGCCGTAGTTGATGGAAAAACGGAAACCTAGGGGGCAGCCGCAATGCTCCCATATGATCACCCCAGTGGTTCCAGTCCAGGAGGTCATAACAATAGGCGGTCGATTGGTCTGGCGCATCTGCGCTGGTGTCCACTGCGTTGAGGCATGCTCTGGAGTCGACGCCTGGCGCAAGATGCGGCGCATATGCCGAGAGCACGGGATCACACTGGCGACCACTGGTGTTACCGGGCCAGCCGTAGGACCCCCTCTGCTGCCCGATCCGGGGGTATAGGCGGCCGAACAGGTGCCTTCACAGCGGCCACCGAGACACAACACGCCAGCCCCGGATCCGCAGCAGCGCCATCGCAATGCCAGCCCGCCACGGCGGCACGTCAACAAATCGCGCTCGTGTCGGGGGATCCTGCGGATCCTCGCAGATTAGGCGGATCAACCCGCACGTCATCATTACCTGGCACCTGAGTCAGCTTTCCCGGTAAACTGAATCAGACGCCAGACGGCAGTAGTGCCTACCGCCGCTTTCTCCTGGGATGTTCAGCGGGTGTTTGCCGTGCCAGGGAGGTCTGATGTTGGCATCATGGGCAGAGCCTTTGACCTCCTGCCAGGTGGCACGATGATCAATGCCCCCTGCATTCATCGCGGGGTTGTTGGGGTGACGGTAAAGATGCTCAGCGCTACAAAGGCCGAGATCGTCAATTCTGAGCCGGTGATTATGACCAGAGAAAACACGTCACCCGAAGACCTTGTGCCATGGCAGCAAGAGTTGCTGCAATCCTTCCAGCTTCAGCCCGCCTAGGGGTCAGTTTTAAGGGCTAGGGTTACGGTTTGGCACTGCAATGCCTAGCGCTGTGGTGGCTGCACCGGCAAGGGCAACCATTGCAACGGTGCGGCTTTCAGCGCAGGCTTTGCCGCCAGCGTGTTTGGTGCAATTCCACCAGTCAATCGCGCCAATTCCTGCGCCCGCCAGCAGACAGAAGCCGGCAAACCCAAGGCACCAGCTGAGATAGCGCGTCATCCCCTGCCCCTCACCAGCGCCGAAGACGCGATAAAGCTGGCCTTCTGCAATGGATGGCGTTCCAACCAACCCGGCAACCCGGCAAACAACGCGCCCGCAAGCGCTCCTGCTGCAGCAGCCAACAGCGCATACGCAAATACTTTTTTATCTAGTTCCTCAACTTTGGCAACGGTAGTATCATAATTTTGCAACTTTAATTGAATGGCTTGTATTTCTAGTTCGTGCTTGTGCGATTGCTCTAAATATTTTTCTTGTAGTTTTTGATGTGCGTCTGCCGATTTGTCTATTTTATCTTTAATGTCATTTTGGTTATCTTCTACTCTCTTAAGGCGATCGCCTTGCTGTGCTACTGCGTCAAGTTTTTCGCATAGCCTTGGCAGCAATGCAACCAGTAAAGAAGTGCCCTCCGCGCTTGGCGGTTGCAGTCCCTGAAATAAATCTTCATTCACGGCTTCAGCCTCCCTGCCATCCAACCTCGCACCGTGGGATTCGTGGTCAGTACCCACCACGCCGGCAGGAACAAGACCAGGTGCAACGCCGTCATCGGCACCGCCATGTCGATAAAATCTTTCAAATCCATGCCCAACAGCCTGTGAAAGCTGTGTCGATTTGTTCCAGCTTTCCAGATCATACAAGTGCTCATCTATCTAATGTCTTCCGAAACTTTTACAGAAATAAATCCGTCATTTGGGAATGTCTCGATCTTACCATTGGAATACGTCACTCGAAACTCTGCCTCAAACGTGCCAGCGTTGGCAGTGTCGGCTGCATCCCACTGATATTCGACCGTTGGCGTGCCCGTTGCTGTCACAACCACAGCCGTAGCATCAGTCAGGGTGGCACCACCACGCGATCGTCGCTGCCGCATCTGAAACCGCACCGTCGCACCGGTCAACACCACCGATGCCGGATCTAGCGCAAATCGGATGGCGGGTGATGTATCACCAGCCTTGATGTAAAAAGTGCTCATCGAATCCTCACCTAACGATACGCCCGCCACGGCGTGATATACCCAGTTTGCCGCCATTGGCTGGATCGCCAGGGAATGCAAAGCGGGTGGCGAACTGGACCGGCCCGATTGCCGTCGCCGTGCCGGTGATCACAAGGACACCATTCGCAACGCCGATAACGCGGACCGCGCCTGTTGCCGACCCGCCAAGGGGCAAATCTCCCGCCGCTACCCCGGATATGATTGCCGTAGCTACCGTGCCGGTCGCGTTACCAGTGAGCGGTAAGTTGCCGCTGGCAATCGCGCTGAGCAAAGCCGCTGCTACGCCAGTCCCGCCAAGCGGCAAGATGCCAGCAGCAGAGCCGGATACGTTGACAGAAGCGGTCGCCTCACCAGCGAGCGGCAGCGTCCCGCTGGCGGCGCCATCGACGTTGACCTTGCCCGTAGCGGTACCAGCAAGCGGCAGTGTCCCTGCTGCCGTGGCAGTGATCGGAACGGTGCCGACGACGACCGTAGCGGTGCCAGACAGGGGCAGCGTGCCACTACCCACCGCAGATACGGTGACGGCACCGGTAGCGCCCCCCTCAAGGGGCAAGGTGCCCGAAGCTGTGCCGGTGATTGGTGCGGTTGCCGTTGCCGTTCCCGTGAGCGGCAATGTGCCGCTGGCGATACCGGAATTAGCAACGGTGCCTGCGGCCGCACCTGTGAAATCCAGAACGCCACTGGCGGAACCAGAGATCCTGACAGTGCCAGTCGCAGACCCGGTGAAGTCGATCGTGCCGCTGGCGGTGCCGGTGATACCACCAACACCGCCCGACGGCGCAGGAATCAAATCATCCGCAAACCAGCCTTCCGGCAGCGCTTTACCGTCAAACCATGCCCTTGGCTCGAGCGTTGCGTTAAATGCGCCTTTCCGGGCCATGGGTCACTCCTCCGGCGGAGGATCGGGCAACGGCTCGTTTTGCGGTTCTGGCGGAGGCGGTGGTTGCCAGTCGCCATCGACATAAAACCAGCCCGGCCCGACACATTCAGGACACTCGATTTCATCAATCCCGGGCGGCAGGTGGTTCCAAGGCGTTTCGCCGTCCCACCGGCATGTATTCCACACCCAACCATCTGCGGCGCGTACTAATGCAAACTTCTTCACGCTCACCATGTCGCAATCCACCCGAAACCATTGCCGCCATTACCACCATTACCACCGACGCCGGGGTTCATGCCAACCCCACCACCACCACCACCGCCGCCGCCCTTGCCACCATTGCCGCCATTGGCACCCGCCGTCGATGCCGTGACAGTTGTGCCGCCACCGCCCCCACCTGTGCCGCCTACGATGCCGGTAGTGTCAATGCCGTTTGCGCCTGCCGTGGGCGATGCGCCGCTCGTGCCCGCCGCACCACCAAGCCCGCCCGCCGTAACGCCAACGCTATTGCCGGTGCCGCCGCCCGCTGTTGCGTTTACGATGTCCGGGACGCTGCTGTGACAACCACCAGAGCCGCCACCTGCGCCGCCAAACCGGGCATTGCCGCCCTGCGTTGTCAGCGGCACGGGAGTAGTGGCGTTCGACCCGCCCCCGCCCCCGCCGCCTTCCCACGAAGGGCCGAGAGTCGATGATGTGCTGCCTGAGTTTGGCTGTCCCGATGCTGCCGGGCCGGCTGCACCCCCAGATGAACCATGAATGCCAGCCCCGTTGCCGCCCGCTAGGTTCACGGCGCTGGTCGCTCCGCCCGCGCCACTAGAACCGCCGAGGGCAGTCAGGAGAATCATTGCGGGCGATCTGACAAAAGACGACCCGCCTGCGTTTGCACTGCCGCCTGCCGCCCCCGCAGCGCCGCCCACACCACCAGCACCGCCAAAACCGATGCCTACGCGCACTTGGTCCGGTAATTCATCGGTAAAGAATATTTGACTGATGCACAATCCGCCGCCGCCACCTGACCCGCCCTTTGCGACAACGGCTGTAGCCAGCGAGGCACCGCCTCCACCTCCCCCACCCGCGCCCCAAAGCCGGATCAAGGTCAGACCCGTGCGGGGACCAGTGGGTTTGCTCCAAGTCCCACCGGGCGCGTCAAAAGTCTGGATGTCTGCCGAAGGAAATGGCACGGATACTCGCCACCCGCCCTTCTCGGCAAACGTCAGCCCCGTCTGTGCAGGCACAGACCCGGCCCACAGATCAACCGCAGTCGTGCCGTCAGTGTGACGAATAACGATGTCTTGCGCCGCCGTGGCGTGGTCGTTGAACAGGCTCAGAAACTTGATCTTGCGCGTGGTTGATACACCCGGTGAAGCGACAACATCGGTCGTGGTGGCCGCCGATATGCTGGTATCGGTGCGCCCCGGCGCAACAGTCGTGCCGGACAGGTCCGTAAAGGTCGCGTGAACATGGACCGCGTTTGCGCTGGATGTGACGACTTGCAATTTGTCGGAGGTTGATGCCAGGTAGATCATGTCATCACCAAGAAATCACAACGCAGTAGCCATCACCACCGACGCCGCCCGCGCCGCCAAGGCCCGGATTGCTGCCACGGCCACCACCACCACCACCACCACCACCAAGTCCGCCCGCGCCGCCTGCCGCGCCGTCCGTAGATGCCTGCACAGTAGAACCGCCACCACCACCTCCGGCACCGCCGACAAGCCCGTTGCTTGGCGCACCTGCATCACCGGGCGTAGGTGCTGGACCAGAAAGGCCAGCCGCAGCGCCGGTTCCAACAGCCGATGCAGGCCCGCCGCCCGCAGTTGGGTTGGTCACTGCCGGAACGGCGCTCGTGCAGCCCCCACTCCCGCCACCGCCGCCGCCATATAGCGAGCCGCCGCCAACGTTTGATCCCGGAGTAGCCGCATTGGTAGACCCGCCCCCGCCCCCGCCGCCGTAGTGGCCGAAATAGTTGCTACCTGAGCCAGCAACCCCGTTGATGCCCTGAATATCAAAGCCCGGCCCCGCCACTGCTGGCTGACCGCCCGAACCGGTACTTACGCCGCTTGCCGACGATCCTGCGGAGTGACCGCCCCCGCCACCGCCCCCGCCAGTCGCAACCGCAGAGTTTTGTCCACCCCTTCCACCGCCTCCACCATAGCCAGTCAACAGCGCGCCAAATGTCGTATTGCCACCTACGCCGCCGTCACCACCTGAGCCACCCGCCGCTGCACCCGTCCCAGCGGCACCGCCCGCGCCAATGGTGACGCTCTCACTACTGGCGAGATCGCTCGCGCGGAAAATCCGTTCGACAAAACACCCGCCACCGCCACCGCCGCCGCCTTTGGTGGTTGTGGCAGTTGCAAGCGAAGACCCGCCGCCTCCGCCGCCACCCGCGCCCCAGACGCGAACAAGCGCAACTGACGGGTTAAAGCTGGTCGGCTTGTTCCACGTCCCGCTTGTGGAAAAGACCTGGATATTCGTGGGCCGCGAATTGCCCGTGACCGTCCATCCTTCGCCTTCGACGTAGACGATCCCGGACTGCGCGGGCAGCGAGAGCGAATACAGGTCAACCGTGGTTGTGCCATCGGTGTGCTGGATAACGATGTTGTTTGCATCCGTCGCGCCATTGTTCCAGATGTTCACGAACTGCACGGCCCGCGAAGTCGAAGCGCCGGGGCTTGCTACTATGTCAGTCGTCGTCGCGGTAGAGATAGCGGTATTGAACCGATCCACCGTCACCGTCCCGCTCGCCAGATCAGCAAAAGCCGCATGGACACGAATATCTCCCGACTGCCCGGTGACAACTCGGAGTTTGTCGGATGTGGAATTAAGTAGGATCATAGGCGTGCCTCTTCGTCGTGAAAGCTATTGCTATTAGGCACCGCCAGCAGTCAAGGTGAATGCTGTGATGGTCACTTGTTGATTTACAGCAATCGAGGTGTTGTCGATTGTCATATCACCGCCGCCACCAGTAGCAGTCACTGTCCCTTGGATATGACAGGTGGCGCCTTGATCAATACTGAAGTGCGCCGCTGTTCCCGTGGCATCTGCGGTCAAGTCCTGCCAGGTACCTGATATAGCCTTTGATCCGTTTGACGCAGCTGTCAGCCAGTCGGACGGGAGGACCAGTGTTACTAGTACCGTGCCTGCTCGAGTAGCCGCACAGTTGGCCGGGACAGATCCCGTGCGAATCGTTAGGGTCGGGGCCGTACCCGCTGCCGTTTCGATTGCGTCCAACGCAGCATTACGCGCCGTTGTCGAAAATTGAAAGGCCATGGAGGTCTCCTTTGTTCAGCGGCAAAGATCGCTGACTTAGCTTTCCAACCACGCCTCATCTGCCACCGTGGCCGGATCGTCGGCAGCAAACCGCCCACCGGACACCCGTGCTCGCTTGCGCTTGGTGGAGCCGGTCAGCCCCGACTGGGATGCCGTCAAGGGTTCGGCAGCAAGTTCCTGTGCCTCGGGGTCGGCTGCTGGTTGTTGTGGCTTTACGTCGTGGCCGTAGCCAATGGGGAAATTCATGGTGATAGATAGCAGAAAGGGCCCCGTAGGGCCCTAAGTGATCACAAGCCGCTTAATGGGTCACTCGGCGGGAACTAGGGCTACGGTGTTGGTGCCAACCGGCACAGCGGCGCCGTTGGTAACAGTGCCGGTCGCCGATGCGCTGGTGATGTTGGACTGAACGCTGGCGTACTTGAAGGTGGTGGAAGTCACCTCCGTAATGGTGAAGGTGCCATTCACCAGCGGGTTGGAGCAACCCACGGTCACAACCTCGCCGACCAGCATGGTGTGGGCGGCCGACAGGGTGATGGTCACCACGTTGGAAGCAAGCGCCACGTTGCTGATGTTCAGCGTGCCAGTGCCAGGGCGCACCCGGACCGCAGCCACCCGAACGTCACCAGTCACCGAACCGGCGACCTTGACGGCAGCACGGATTTGTTTGCCGCCGACAACGACCTCATTGATTGCGCCAGCGGTGGCGGTGACCACACCGATGTTGGCGTAGGCGGAGGCAGCGCTTAGGGCAGCGCCTTCGGCAACGTGAGCGGCCTGCAGGATGTAGCCGCCAGCAGAGTTACTGGAGCCACCGGAGGCGATAAGCTTCCAGGTATTCTGGGCTGCCAGGTTGGTAGTGAGCAACCGAGCGGCCCCGTTGCGGGTTTCGGCGGGACGGCCACGGGCGCCGGCTAGGACGCTGCCGACCAGTACGGTCGTTGCATCCAGTAGATAGCCCCTTCGGGGGGCCAGTCCTGTTGCGCGTGCCATGAATCAATTAGTCAGGGGATGGATGAATAAATAAGGCAATGATCAGGCGGTCATTGCGGCATTGGTGATGCCGTAAACGCGGGCAGCGCTGCGACCATTCATAATCGCAAGGCCTACAGACCATTCGATCCGGGTGCGATCC